TCACACCACCCTGTCGTCTTCGATAACGCTGTTGATGAAGAACGTCACCCTTCCCAGCACCTCAACCTCTTCTGCAGCAGCTCCCTCGATCGCTTCGCCATCATCGGTTATTAATGCCCGACCCATTACCCGAGCAAACTGAGTACGCCCGCCGGACAAAATCAGCAGAACCTGATTCTGTACCAGTCTGGTGCACGGCTCGATAACTGCGAACCCTGTAGATGTTTCTAGAATGCGGCTGTCGATGCCTATGCCACAGATGGTTTCAGGGCAGAGCCTGCGCTCTACATAGTCAGTAGCCGGTGAAGGGAAGCCCATTACACGACCCTCCCCATGTTCCGCATCATCCACAACCTGTTCTGGCTGTTATCCGGCGTCTTGTCGACGAAAAACTCCTGGTAGCGCTCTATCCAGTCATTGGCGTCGTCTGGCGTGAAATGCCAGTTCCTGGCGCGCAACTCCCGGATGAAATCATCCGTGTGAAGGCATTGGTATCCCTTAGGATTTAGCTGTATTGCAGCGACAAATGCGCTGTGAATGTCTGATTTGCGGGGCATGATCTGCACTCCTTTTACTGTTTTTATATACAGTAGTTTTAAAAGGGGTGCAGATCAAGGAGGTTTACACAATCGGCATTAGCATCAAGTTGTATAATATGCGCAAGGTAATAATTTTAAATTTAACTATTACTCTATACACCCAAATTCACCATGCTGGGTGAAGCAGAGTTTATTATTAATTTTAATCAATTCACCCCGTGCCTTCCTTTCTTTTAACTCATGTATTGCCTCCTTTATCTGGTCAAACTTGATACCTTGCATTGAAACTGGCTCGTAATTCCACCACTGCAATGACATCAAATCTTTAATAACCCATCGATTGAAACGATAACGAATTATTTTTGCAGGAACACCGCCAACTATGGCGTATGGTGGAACATCTTTCGTAACAACTGAGCCGGCAGCAATTATAGCCCCGTCACCAATGCTTACCCCTCGCGTGATGGTAACATCACTGCCAATCCATACATCATTCCCTATGATTGGTGGTGTTTTTACGGCGTCAGGCGGGAGTGTCAATCCGTTATGGTCGAAGTCTTTAAACTTGGGCCAATATCCAAATCCGCTTGCCCCATACTGAAATGGGTGGGTACTCAAGAAGTTTGTAGGGTGGTTATTTGCGCCAATATTAAACCCGGTTGCCAGGGAGCAGAATCTACCTATTTTAATTAGGCTATGAATATTTCCGCCTCTCATATAAGTGTAAGCACCTATAGTTGTTCCTGTGTGAAATATGGTATCCCCCAACGTACACGGCGGCTCGAAAATGAACTTTAACTTTTTTGGGAAGTTATCTACTGAAGCTGTTTTTACTCCGGCATCGTATAACTGTTCTTTTAATTGGTCGCTCATATATCTTCCAAGGCCTGATTACAAGCGACCAATATACAATAGACATCTGAGGATTATAAGTTGTTGGCTATGGTGACATTGGTACCGGCAGAATTATTTGTCACCGAGATCACATTACCTATCACTCTCAGAACGTCAGATCCAGGTTGCAGTACCATATCCCCTGATGTGTTGCTGAAGCCAACAAGGCCAGAAGCCGTTAGGTAAGTGCATTTCAGGTCGTATCCATAAGCACTACAGTTCCTCGCTGCTCCACCGGTCAGGCTTATCCGGCTTGGAGGGTTGCCAGTTCCACCAATTTTTAATCCGGTGGTTCCTCTTAGATCGTGCTGCCCTAAAATTATGGGTCGAATATTCCCCGAACCATTATTCTGGATATCAATGCACACCCCGGTATTAGCATCCCCGCTGATTTCGTCCATCATCAGCCCAAAGATTGAGCCGCTACTCGAGACGATTTGAATGCACCCCTGGCATCCTGGACCTGCAACAAGACCACTGAGCTGGATAACGTTTGGTGAGGCTGTGCCTGACAAAGCAAACTTCACCAGGTATGAGGCCTGATTTCCTTTCAATTGTGAGATAGTCGGCTCAGAGAATGAGAAGGTTCCGGTTACCAGGCCGCCTACAAGAGCCCCGCTTGTTCTTGCTGAGACCAGCCTGACCTGTGGCCGGGCAATCCCCCGGGTATCACAATTGAATCGCACGACATATTCAGGGCCTGTGGGGCTGGTGTTAGTGTAATCAGTATCTTCAACAACACAGTCATCATGGCCTATATCAATGAGAGCTGAACCCGCAGCCTGAGACCAGGACAGGCCTTTTGTTCTATACGTTTTGTTTTCATATCCATATAGCCCTATGCCTCGATACCCATGGTCCATATAAATGTCATAAGTTTCGCAGCGTTCATGGTCCAACCGTATATAACACCCTGCCGTACGATATCCGTCACAGTTGAACTGGAAAGAGTGGAAATTTGCCCCTCCACCGCCAGTCTTCCACACATCCCCATCCAGAAATTTCACCCAGATATTTGTCAATCGGTCACCTAACCCCAGTAATTTAGCTGCTCGCGGCCATGTCACAGGACCGGTTCTTTGGGTGTACGTGCCAACATCAAATTTGATCACCGCCTCCCGGAGATTTCCCAGAGAGTCAGATATTTTCTGAAACAGCGGTGCCAGGTCATCGCCATCCTGCCCGTTTGGAAAAACTCCGTACCATGCTATATGCACATATCGAGATTGCTCCCCGGAGGACTTATCGCCTGACGGTACCGGATCTTTATGCTGAAATGAAATGCTCCCATCGCCATAAAATATCTGATAAATGCCAGCTGATACCCTGTTACGAATTATCATTGTTGCGCCAGAATTCACACTGAGACCTCCGCCAGCTTCGAACTCTATAGGGCAGTCAATGGTGATATCCCCGACTTTAAAAACACCGCCCCGCACAATAATCCCTTCTGGCGATGCTGCCATAGCAGCAATTATTGCGGCCGAGTTGTCATCTGCTTGCGTCATGGCTCCGTGCTGACGAATATCTGCATTGTCGCGGAGGAGATCAATCTCTACCTGCACGGTATTGCCTGAGACTGTGCCAATCAATCCGGCTCCAGTAGGCTTCGCCAAATCCTCCCTTAACTCATCTATGCGTGCGTTTACTGATGCAGGATCAATGTTCGATAGATTCTCCCAGTAAAACTGCTGCGCATTAAACGAATCAGTTACTGCCATCGAATAGTTTTGTTTCGTTATGAATTTGGCGATCTGGCCGTTATATACCGGGAATCCACCTGCGTTAATTATAATCGGCTGAGCGACCTGAACCTCTGCCCCGCTCTCGTTGACAATATAAACGGGAATCTGATTGGCAGGATTTACCGGATCAGTATCTGGCAAGCCTATATAAATTCGTCCGTTAGCTATTGCCTTAAACTGGCGCAGCATAGAGAACGTATTAGCAGGCATGGATATCAGGTAATTTGACATTTGCTGTGCTCCGGGCGCAAGCCATCCCCACATCGGAGATGCGTTGAGATTTTTGATAACGTACCTAAACGGTACTATTGTGAGTTATTCGGTCGGTTTACGATGCCTGTCCATTAACTGGCGAGGCATCAATGATGTACAGCAAGTACGATGAGGCACAGTTTCATTTGAGACTTCCAAATGAGCTACACGCTAAAATAAAGCAGCGTGCAAAAATGAATAATCGCTCCATCAACGCAGAGATTGTGGCAACGATGGAAGAATCCCTTTCCCGCCCGTCACCAGTTGCTGGTTATCGGGATGAAGCAGAGCGCGAGGCGGATATCGCTTCGAAAGAAATTCAGAAATTGTTATTCGATAAACTTGCAGAGTTTTATCGGAAATAGGCAGATTTCAGGCATAAAAAAGCCCACCGAAGTGGGCTGCTGATCTCGACTCGTGCTACAGTGACGAAAACTAAGGAGGTTTGTGTGATTATAAATATACTCTTATGGCTCATTTTTGCAGCGCTAGTTATGATTTCAGTTCAGCTTTCGAATGTCACCAAATTACTGCGTCGCATAGCCATCCAAAATGCAGAATCTCGTCTTGATGAATAAAGTGGGATGACTATTGCTGGGTGACCTGATTGGCTAGTAATGGCCTAACAGCTACTGCCGTCTGATTAAGCACCTTCTCATACGCTGGCGTTCCAGGCTTGGTGTTTGCCAGCCTGAGCAGCATATTCCTTACCGGCTTACTTTCGTAAATCCTTGTGGCCACCCCATATCCTGCCTCACCTGCTAGCGATGTCCCGAATGTGGAAACGCCAGCGCCAATCCTCAGTGGATTCGCTAGTGACTGACCGGTCTGCGTGACTACGTTTGCTGCATCAGATCTTGCTGTGTGCCGTAACACATCATGGAGAGCATCCAGCTCTTTCATGTGCCTGCCGCTAAAGATGGTGCCATAAATATCACCGCCAGCCTGTGCTTTCAGCTTATTAACTTCCGTCAGGAATTTAGCCGGGGAATCTCCGGCACGTTCAGCTATTTTGCTGATATAAGCAGCTCGCATCGCGTCTTTACCCTTATTATCCAGCGCACTCCAGATGCGCTTAACATCTGATGGCTTGCGGCTATATACAACGCTATTTATTAACTCAGGCGTTGCCTCGCTACTGGCTTTATTGAGTTTGTTGGCGATATTCTTGTTCAGCACCTTGTTGTAGACGTTTGCATAATCAGAATTAGCCTTCAAATATGCCGCGGCATCCGATGGACCAAGCGCCTTGCCTACAGAATTTCTCAGGTCTCGACTCATAGCATTTTCCACCATATTGGTGGCTGCTTTTGCCTGATCCGGGAATACCATTGAATCACCCTGGACGTTGGAGCGAAAAGCTGTCCTGTGTTGGCGCAACAGGTCAAAAGTCACATCAAGATCCGTTGCAGGATTTGCAAGTTCGTCACGGAGATTTCTCAAGGACGAGAGGAGGTTCTGGTTTGCAGATGACCCAATCCTCTCCTGTCTCGCGATAGCGGTGTCCAAGGCATTCATGGTGTTTGTCGTATCAACGGCAGCGTTGCCCATTTTGTTAGTCACATCGTTGATGACAGCCCCGGCAGCATCCTTTCGCCCTTTCAGTGTGCTTGTGAGCGACTGAACAACATCATCAGGGTTGTACTCACCAAACCGATCAAGGTAGTTGCTAACCAGCTTGCTCCTGGTGGCATATTGCTCTGCCCTTTTGGCTCCCGTGCCGAGGATAGCCCCCTCGCCGCCTTGAACCAATCCTTTACCAAGTGCGCTCATCTCACTGACGGGCCGGGCTATGTCTGACGTCATAGGGGTAACGCCCATCCCTTCAGCCGTATCGATAAGCTGCCTGGCTTCCGGTGCAATTTCACCACGCAATGCAGTGACCCCGCGCCCTATCCCTTTTGCGACACCAGACAGCAGACCCTGAGCACCTAGGTTGACCGCAGCATTCTTCGCAACGTTTCCAGCGAAGTCACCTTGCTGATTGGCTGCCTCAGCAACGGAGCCGATCGCCATGTTGCCAGCGACTCCTGCGCCGGGAATGAGATACCCACCAATGGCCTCACCCGCCTGCGCATATGGGTCAGTCGGGCGATCTACCGGGCGATACACATCATCCAGCACGCGCGGCCCACCTAACCCTTGGCTGATGGCATTAATCAGGCTGGCACCACCCTGCAGTACGTCAAAAGGGATATTTACCAGCCCACGCCCGGCTTGCTCTGCGCTTTGCAGCAGAGATTGCTCTTGCTGCTGAGGAGCTTGCTGCGCCGGTGGTATTTGTTCCTGTGGTGTTCCAGTTGCGGCCTGACCGGCGAAATACTCATCAATAGTATCGCCGATCTGCTCGTTACTGGTTCCGTCTGGGAAATTGAATGTCTTACCGTTGGCTGTAACTTCCATCATTTCACCGTGAACTGGATGCCTGATTTAGAGGTAAAGCTGCCTCCGGCGGGTTGTTGCGCCGCTGGCTGCTGAGTTGTTGACTGGCGTCCGCTACCGCCGACATTAACCTTATATTGCTGGTTGTAGTCGTCGGTATATTGCTGGATATCACGGACAGATTGCTGCATGGCCTCCGGGCTTGAGTAGTCCACCTGTGGCATACCCTGGAAATACATCTTCGCTTCTGCAACCGTGTTAATGCCAGATGCGCCCATATCCCTTGCGGCTGCGATGCCCTGGTTCTGCATCTTGCCCTGAATACGCTTTGTGGCATTGAACAATTGTCGCTGATCACCACCGCTCCATCTACTACGAACCTCGGCATCCCATGACGGAGTGCCGTTACCGCCAGTGATCCCTGTCATAAAGCCAAGCTGATCAGACGACGCGCCAGAAATGGCATCGAGGTCTTTCTTCATCGCGTAGTTCTGCGCGGTGGCAGCTGATGTTGGAGGCGCTGCAATAGCACTGGCCGGTACGCGAACCATATTCCCGGCGTCATCAATCCCTTCATAGAAAGCATTGGCACCTGCGCCGTGAAGCTTACCGCCAACATTAACAGTTCGACCGTCTGCGAGTTGAACCACGCGACTGTCGTTACCGTTTGAGGATGACCTGGCCCCTGCACGCTGATTTACCATGTCCTGACCACGACGCGCTGTTGCCGCAGAGATATCCTGCCCCCGAGCTGTAATATCCTGACCGCGGCGCTGCAATGACTCCCCTGCCTGATTGCTGCGAATTGTCTCATTGAGCTTATCGCGATTGAGTGCTTGCCCTACGATTTTGTCCTGCGCGGCAAAATAATCATTAGGCCCGAGAGCGGCCATCCCTAGGTGATCTGCGAATTCGCCGAAGCCCTGCGGATTCTGCTGGTAGGTTTGCGCCACTTCTGCCGGGTCAAGGCCAACCCTCTGCAAATCGGCGGCATTGTTTTGCAACCAGGCGCCCATTGCTTCAGGCGAGGAAGCGGCAAGCCGAGCGCCTGCAGCCAGATTGCCAACAGTGTTTCGCTGATCCTCGTCGACGAACTTCATACCGCTGCGCACAGCTTCAATCTGGTCAGGAAACTGTGCGGCCAGATTACGCATAGCAGTGCGATCACCAGATGCATATGCGCTTCCATAGGCCTTTTGAAACTCCTGCTGCCGCTCTGCCGCCTGAGCCTGCTTATACATCTGAAGGTTGCCAGCCAGCCCCTGAAGCCCTTGCAGGCCGACGTTATTCCTGCCTGACCATGCGTCATCATTGTTCTGGCGGATTAGCGACAATGCGGCGTTGGCATCAGTGGCCTGAGGTGCGTTTGTGTTGTTACCACCGATGCCGGCAAGCAGGCCGCCGCCATTAATTGACTGATTCCAGGTAGCCATGGAGACCTCTTAAAAAAGTGAACCCAACGCGCCGACGCCTGCACCGATTGCCGTACCCCAGCCTGGCATTATGGCGGTACCAATTGCAGCGCCTGATGCCGCGCCACCAAGTGCTGATTGCAGCCCTGACGGTCGATTAGCATTAGCCGCGGCCGCATTGGCCTGCTGCTGATAGAGTTGGCTGGCGTTGTTTGCATAGGACTGACCGACGTTCGCCTGTCCTGTCAGAGCGCCAAGGCCAATATTCGCCAAGTTCTGATAATTGTTCATCTGGCCTGAAAGCCAGCTCTGTCCGAGCTGAGGGGCGATTGTCGCCAGCGAGTTGGTCGTGGCTGTCGAGCCGAGTCCGCCAGTAGCTTCGGCGGCCGTCAATGCCTGATAGCGCATCTGGTCGGCCAGGCCTTTGTACTGATCTGAGTTGTAATAATCATTCAGAGCCGAGTTCTGACCCTGAAGGGTAGAGAGGCCCTGCAACTGATTGACGTACTGCTCAGCCAGTGGCGTGAACGGCGCAAGGTTCTGCATGTTCGTCTGCCACATCTGCCGCTGCAGATCGATTCCTTGCTGCGTTGCTTTAGCCTGGGCTTTTGCGCCGCCATCACTACCACCTTTACAGTAAACCGCCCTGCTAAGGTGCTTATTGGCGATCTGATGAATTAGCATTTGTTAGCTCCTCGTATTTTGAGCGTGGTAACTGATAGAGGGTGACCCCAACCGGCTTACCGTTACTGATATAGGCGTCATCAAGATGGCCTATGCGAGTCGCACCAAGCAGGCGGATAAGCGCGCGGCCGTACTTTGTCGTGTCCGGCACCATCGTGATGCTGTTCAGGAAGGGGGAGTTTTCGAGAAGCCATTTGCAGAATAACCGGTGACCGTTCAGCGCATACTCACCACGGAATCCGGGATCGTAAATTGCGTGACACTCAATAACGCTGTGCCAGAAGTTGCGAACTTCATGGACGCCAGCCAGCGTCAGGCCTTCATAGATGCCGAGGTATACCGCATCAGGCTTGATGAGGTATGAGTCTCCGCTATCGACGATGTTGCCGGTGTTTGCTGGGTTGTTGAGGAATTCTGCAAGCTTCACCGGGTTATCGATGAGCTTTATTTCCATTACTGTTCCGCGATGATTTTGATGGTCGTTGCGGTGAATGCCGCGCCGTTAGCCTGAATGGTTAAGGTGCTGCCGTTGGTGGCGAGGAATCCGCCCTGATCCACGCTGAAGAACGTGGACAACTGCACGTTATCCGTAGCTGTTGCAGCGTTGCGGCTGGCAACCAGCGTGTCTGGTACCGCGCCGGAGAATGTCAGCTGCATGGAGCGGTTCGTGGTGCCGCCCGGGTAACTGCCGATGAGAGACAGTTTGAAATTGAGCGTCTTGTTCTCGTTACGCACAACCATCTTATCGGCGGTGGTATCGAAGAATGGTGCCAGCGTGCCGGATGTCGGCGTTAGCGCCTTGAGCAGCGTGACGAGGTTTGCGCCGGCCGTCGGGATGACCAGCGATATCCCGGTATAGATGACCTCTGATTTGTGGCGCGTTACCGCCCCTTCTAGTGTGTCTATACGGGTTTCGTGGCCAGCAACATCCGTCTGCAAGGTAGATACGTCAGTCTGCAGACCAGAGACGTCAGTCTGCAGACCAGAGACGTCAGTCTGCAGACCAGAGACGTCAGTTTGCAGCCCACTCACGTCTGTTTGCAGCGTGGCAACATCGCCCTGAAGCGCAATCAGCTCACTGGTGAGGAAGTCAATATCACTTTCAGCCGCGGTAACCCGGCCATCCAGTGAGACGATAGCCGCCTCTGCCGATGTGATTCGCGTTTCGTGGTTCTGAAGCTGAGCCTCAGCGTTTCCCAGGCGGATCTCATGGTCGAGCAGCTGCACATCCTGAGCATCGTTCCTGACCTGCGCGTCATAGGCACCGTCTCCAGCTTCGTTAGCTTTGTTGGCTACGTTGGTGAAGTCCAGTACCTGCGACAGGATGTATTGCTCATACGCCGGGGTAGAGCCACGCGGCAATGATGATGCGGTCAGCCCAACCGCCCGGACGATGACCGGAGTGTTGAGTGCGTTATTTGCCATTACTCAATCCTTACCTGGCACCCGGACAGAGTTACCGGTGATTTGGTGATGACGCGGATCTTGAATGCAATGTTTTTGCGCACCCTTCCCACGCGTTTCCAGATAACTCGCTTGTCGTAAACAAACGGCGCGTTCTGCTCAATCATCTGCTCCCGGCCAAAGTTGATGCCATCGGCAGTGGCTGACAGAAACAGCCGATCAGCATACTGTGCAACTCCGGTTGATGATTCAAGCTCGAAGTCGAACAGTCTGGCGTTATCTGCCTTGATCAGCGGCGTAAAGAGCATGTGCTCCTGCTGATTGTCGTATTGACTGGATATGTCGAACTGCAGCTCACCCTTCACCGCTGCCGACTTGTCGCCGCAGGTGATGGAATTTCCTTCGTACATAAAGTCGATAGCCCGGTAGACATCATCGCCGAGACCGGTTTTCAGCACAGACCACTGCGGCCCGTTCTGGCTGGCTGATGCGTCATAGACCAATACCTGCCCCGGAAGATGGATCAGCAGAAGCTCATGGGCATCAAACCGGAGTGTCTCCATGACGGCTGTTGCAAGTTCGCTGGCAGTGTACGACCTGATAATCTTCTCGATGCTGGCGGTGGCAATGCCAGTCGCCCGGCCCGAGTCAATCAGGTATACCGACGGCGCACCAGATGCCGGGTTGCTGATGATGGCGTAGGCGTCCATGTACGGCGTTTTGCAGAACGTTCCTGCGATCCCCTTCTGTACTGCATAGGCCGAGTTAACCACGTACAGAGCGGCGCCCTGCGTCGTCGCACCGGTCAGCGTGAAATACTCGATCGTCGTCGCCCCAAAGCACACGATGAAGTCGCGCCAGGTGCCGATGCCGATAATCCCATCAGGCTGTGACTCTGCCCGATACTCAGCTGCGTAGCGATCTGGATGAGATTCATCTTCAAGGTCAGAGATAAACCACGAGTCAGAGTTATCTTTTGCCCAGGCATAACGCCCTCGCAACCGGGTGATGTCGCGCGCCGAACCGAGTTCGTACTGCGTGAATCCGCTACTCACCGGCCAGTTTGCGACTGTCTTTGTGGTGCCATCATAGCGATACTCGACCACCTGGCCGCCAACGCATACAGCCTGCGATGTTCTACCATGGGCCATCGAAACCCTGGACGAACCAGCGACATCACCGACTGCCGAATCACCCTTGTAGAGTCTACCCCCCATAACACGATATACAGCATTCTGAGAGGTGTTGAACTGCGCGCCACGAGATGCACCAGAAACATCCGCTCGCTTCGCTATGCCGGGGAAGGAGCGCAAATAACCGCTACTGTTGAGCACCTCTTTCGGTGTCGCCAGAAGATTGACCGGCAGATAGTCGATGTAGTCGGCGTTGCGGTAGTCCTTGCCGACACCCTTCATCAGGGGTAATTGCTGTATCGGCATCTGATCACCTATGGATTTGGCACGTCGCCGTCAATGGTTGGCAGGTCACCGGGGTAGTAACGATCAACAGTCAACACGTCATATTTATTGCCCTGTCCAACTGGCATATCGCCGCGGCGCCGCATTGAAGGCACGACGAGAGTGTCAGTAAGCAGTGCATCGTATGAACGCTGTGCGTTGGTGAGGATTTGCGGAGAAGGCTCAAGGCTGTAGTCGGACATCATGCGAAGAAGAAGCTGATAGCCGACAGCGTGTTTGTATTTCCTGGGAATCCCAGCGTCATCGTCAGGCAGCGGTGCCTCATCCTCTGCCGAAAACTGATAGCCAATGTCACCCGGGTTAATCAGCCACTCTTCGGCCATGTCTTCCAGATCGTTGACGCCATCCTCCACTGATGGCGGCTCAACGTCGGTCAGCGTTGCATTGGATGCCACCGCGAACTTTCGCAGGGCAAACAGTACGATCTCACCCTTTGTCAGTGTCATCGCCATTATCTGCCGCCTTACGTCCGCGCTTGGTGGCTGGCTTCAGATCGTCTACGGATGCGACAAAGCCGAGCTTTTCGTAAATTGGGAATTCTTTCTCTACGATAACCGCCTGCACATGCCCGGCTTCGTTATCGGCTGGGAGGAATACGCTCATGCGATCCATACCTTCACCTCAAAAAGAAAGGGGCCGAAGCCCCTGTGATTACGGATTACCGAAGAATTGTCCGCCCATGTGCGGGTTGTAGCACACGTAGGCTGGCAGCAGGTCGAAACGCATTTTCTGAACGTTGGCGTCGCCGTCAGCGTACTTGTGCACGCGGATGGAGAAGCCTTCGTAGGTTGCGACGGCAGAGTCGATGCTGTTCAGCTTCGGCAGCGGGATGGTGCCCAGGCCGCAGAAGAATTTGTTGTAGAACAGGTTCGGCTTCATGGTCTGGCCTGCGGTGCCAATCACGGTCACAGCGTCGCCAGAGGTAACTGCGCGGCTCACTGCGTTGTACTGCGGGTTGGTGGTGTCGTAGATCGGCACGCCGGACAGCGTTACGGTAACAGCACCGCCTGCGGTAGAGTTGGCATCAGCCAGGACTGTCGCGGTGAAACTGATCGGCGCAGAGCCGTTATACAAAACCTGCTTGGTCTGCTGTTGCAGCCAGTAGGTGCTTGTGAACTTAATCTGATCACCAGCTTTCAGGAAGCCAGTGACCGATGCAGTTGCGCCAGCCAGCGTCACCTGGAACTGATAGGTGTCTTTCACCGCATCGTAAGTAACGGTTGGGGTGCTGGATACAGTCAGTGTACCGCCGAATGCGCCCTGAGTACGTGACACCAGGCCGTTGGACATCAGTGCACGGATACCGCCGAAGTTACCGGAGATTTGCGCATCTTCCCACGCTGTGCGAATCAACTGATCGCTGCCGTGAAGGCCAGACTGAGCATCTGCCAGACGCTGCGCAGACCATGGGTCCATGACCGCGTAGTTTTCACCCTTCTGCACGCCCAAATCTTTCAGGAATGAGGCGGTTTGCGCCACATCAGACCATTTGGTGATCGGGGTGTTCGGGGAGCCGAGAGACAGAGCGCCGTTATTCATCATGAACTGTGCCAGCTCTGTTTCCAGATCGGTCACAATTCGTTCGCGAACAGGGGCGAGGATTTCATCCAACTGGTTGAGCTTGATAGCTTCTTCCAGTTGGCCGTACTCCACGGCAACGGTGATGTAGTTGCCGACTTTGCCAGTCGCTTTGCCTGAGATCAGGTTGTTCTTCGCCTGGCCTGAGATGTCACCAGTTGGAGTACGCTTTGACGCGAACTGGTGCGGACGCTTGAAGCTTACGCTGTCGCCGGTGCTGGAGTTGATTTCGCCTGCCAGCAACTGACGGTCTACGGTTTTTGCCAGCACCAGGTCAGACATGAAGCCCGGCAGGAATTTCTTGAGGACGATTTGACTGACGTTGCTGTCGAGTTTGTTAGTGGTAGCCATTTAGCTTTTCCTATTCGATGATTGCGCCGGGGCAGAATTTGTTGAAGTCGTCTTGTTTCGCATCAGCGCCGCCACCGCGAACTTCCGGCTCTGGTTTGATGGCTTTCTTAGGCTTCGGTGCAAGGCTCACTTGCTTGCTAATCTGGCCTAAGAGGAATGCTGCGCGAATTGGGTCTGTCTCAGCGGCTACACGCTGGCGTAGTTGCTGGCTCTTGCCCAGCCCGTAGGCGATAAGCTCGGAGCCTTCATCAGCGCAGTGGATCAGGATTTCCTTATGCAGGTCTGGAACCTCGGCACGCACGATTTCCTCCATCTCCTGGTAATCTTTCACCGGGAGTTTGGCGGCGCGCTGCTTATGGGCTTCCATCCGCTGCTGGAAACGCTGCTGATATTCCTGCTGCTGACGCTCTTGCTGCTGCTTGCTCTGCTCGGCACGGCCCTTCTTCTCATGCCAGTCAGTCAGTGCTGTCTCAAACGCTTCTTCATCGTAATCACACGACTCAAGAGTCGGCTTTGGAGGGATAACGTCCGTTTGCTGCTGTGGTTGCTGCTCTGTCGGCCTGGATTGAACCTGCTCAAGCTGACGGCGCAGTTCCCGTAACTCTTTGTCTTTTTCGCGGTTGTTTTTGCGAAGGTCTTTCACCCATTGCGGAGCAGGCTGACCATCAACGTGATCGTCATCCTCTTCCGTCAGGGAGATTTCTTCATCACCGACACGCAGGGAGTATTCATCCGACTGCTCTTCGGCCTGCTCACCGTTGGTTTCCACTTCTTCGGCGTGAGCCTGGACATTCTCCTCAGGCTGCTGCTGTTCAGTGGTCACCTCTTCGGTTGATTCCTGTTTTTCAGACAGGTCAATAACCTGACCGTCGATGATCAGTTCGCTTTCCATTGATTACTCCTGATTAACTCGGCAGTGAGTCTGCCGGTGACTGTGATGCTGTTTGGGTGTGGCGCAGAATTAGATCTGCGTTATCGCGAGAGTTTTGTTGCTGCTGTTGGTACCAGTCATTAAGCACCTTCAGGGCATCCTGAACTGACTTAGCATCAGTGGCTTTGGCATCGACCAGGGTCTTAACGACCTGTGCCTGGCTAAGTTGCGCATCCTGCTGGGCAGAGAACGCCTTGATCTGCACCTGCGCGGTTTCGTTCTGAGCCTTCTGAGCCTCGGCCTGAGCCGCAACCATCTGAGCCTGAGCGAGAACCATGTTCGGATCTGGCTGGTTCTGCGCTGCCATCTGAGCCTGCTGAACAATCTGCTGCTCTTTCTGGTTACGCGGCTTAACAGCGCCAGACGTAAGCAACTGCTTGCGGTTGAACTCTTTGAAGTCATCCATCCCCTCGCCGTCGAGGTTGTCCAGAATGATTCCCTGAATAACCGGGCGCATCGGGTCCTGCGGAAGCATGGTTTGCAGAACCTGAGTGAGAGCTGAGACGGTGGCATCACGCCGTGCGGTATAGCTCGGGCCAACGTCAACCGTAACATCGTAACGACCGGTTGAGAGGTCATTCAGCGCTACTACATTGCCCGTTTGCCGGTCGACTACCTGAGCATTCATCAGCGCGATGTCATCGGTGCCGTCGTCGTTAACCACCCTGACCTCTCGATCTGAGCCGTAAACCTCACGAGCCATCGACAGCCACACCTCACCTGCACGTTTCAGGCTCTTCGCCATGTTGTCCAGGTAGATGAATGACGCCATGTCAGAGCGGTTCATCAGGTTGCTGACAGTCTCCTGCGAGATATTGCTCGGCATCTGCTGCATCGCCTGGCTGCCGCCGGTAACCTCCTGAATGTCGGCGCTGGTCAACTGCAGCATCGTTGCAATCGCCGGGCTTAACTGAGCTTGCGGCGTGTATGAGGCTGGCGCAGCAGGACCAATCGGGTTTCCTTGTTTGTCACGCGGTGGCCTGATTGGGAGATAAGCTGGCCTTTTCTTATTTCTGTTGGCCCAGTGAGTCTCATATCCTTTGACCTGTTCAGGGTCGATAGTGGGAATAGAGCCTGGGTCTTGCGAGGCAGTATCAGCCAGCATCGACACTTGCAGGTTGTAAAGCCGTTGCGGGTCCATGGCTTTCGCAATGTGCCCCTCGACTCGTTCGATATCATCGATGAACCAACGTTTGCCATAAACCGGAATCAGCGGGATGTGCTCGCCAGGGATACGGCGTGGCTTCTCAAGGAAGTTCTCACCATCCACCACGGAGACGTAGACGCGGCGACGCTTAACAGATCGCCGGGCCACCTCAACGAATCCGGCATCAGCCAGTTCATCCTCGATATCCTCAATTTGGTCGCTGTCGTAGGTGGCTATCTCTCCGGTAATCGGCTGCTGATAGCTGATGACATCAACAGACTCCTTGCGCACCTCGTAATACTTGGCGATGTAGACGACTTCCGGCTCGAACCAGTCATACTCCCAACTGGTAATCGTGGTGGTATCGAGCGATGACGGTGGTGTCTTGCCGTATTCTGATTCGTACTTCTCAGGCGAAAGCGAGTACATGCAGAACGCCCACAGAGCGTCTGACTTATCGTACTTCTTCGCGTCAGGGTCGAACCATACTGAGCGTGAAGGGTCGTATACAGGCTCAATGGCGATGCGCTGACGCTCATCCATCGGGTCGTATTCGTTAACCAGCATTGATGTCAGGCGGAAGCAGCCAAAGCCTCCGGTAGCCGCATCGTCGAATGCGTTATCGCAAGCCTCACCGCCGTCCGTTTCTTCATAGTCGGCGCGGAACAGCCCATTCAGCTTGTTGGCTAACTCTTCGCTGGCCTCACGGTCGCCAGGGCGGAACTTGACGGTGATACGGTTATTCCGGTACTCGGAGATGATGCGGTTAAGCTCAGTGGCTACCTTGTTGATCTCAAACTTCGGGTACTTCTCAAACTGGTCATCAAGCTTGGTTCCCGCCGCCGTCGCACCTTCCCACTGCCCACCGGGAACGCGGGCAAAGCGAGTAGCTTCGACACACTTCTCGCGCACGTCCTGCTGCGGCGAATAGGCGCGGTCGAACCTGAGCATGACGCGCTCATGTTTTTTCTCTAATGTCTCTGCCATGTTTACCAACCGGAGGATGAGGGAACGTAGATATCCGTTTCTTCTGGCGCCGTTGCCGGACAATGCATGCACATCATCAGGGAGTCGGCCAGGTTTGGTGACGGGATGCCGAGCTTCTGATTCATGTCGACTTTGGTCATCAGCTCAAGCTTGCCATTACCGTTGAATTTGCGCTGGATCTGCGTGAGTTCAGCGAAAGCCTTCTCCAGCATCTTCTCGCCGATAGCTTCCTTGTCGAAGCTCAACATGCCGTCAGGGTCTGCATACTCGCCATGCACAACGGCGCGGTACGTCAGATAAAGCCTGTCAGCCAGTGTGTAGTAGAACTGCGCGCGCTTATTGCGGAACACGTCACCAATGGTGCGAATGTTGTCGCCCTGCACCACTTCATCTGCCCATGCTCCAGACTGGTACGGAGCATCTTCATCGAAAGGTGATTCGCTTCCTTTGAACATGGTGGCGGTGATTTTCTTACCTGAGAACGAGTCAGTAATTTGCCGACGCAGCCCGGCACCGAGACCGTCACCATCCCAGAGGAAGTGATCGGCACCGTCATTAATCGCCAGCCCGGTAGCCCAGTCTGCGCCATCGTTAACGTCGACCTGCTCTGGCGGCTCAGCAATACGCTTGACCACCGAACCATGACGCATGGCATAACCTTTGGCATCCGGCCCTGTGTCCGAAGGGTCGTGAGAAGCAACTACAGCCCCTCTCGCTTTCCATCCAAGCTTCTTGTGCGCGTCTGTGGCAGCTTCCAGCCATTCACGCTTGATGATTGCCATATCGCTTGCGCTTACCGGCTCACCGAGCCAGATGTGACGATACAGAGTGGGATTGCGCCGCTTGCACTCCTCCATCTCCAGCCGAAGAACCTCGGGGAAATGCGGATTGTCGGTGTAGTTCACCGTCAACAGACAGATGTCGTCTGGATGATCGACAACAAAACGCTGGTAGGTATCGTCCAGAATGTTCTTCGGGTTGAAGCTGACCCAGATTTCAGAGTTCGGCTTTCGGATGGTTGGGATCAGAATATCCCACGACTCTTTCGTTACAGCTTCGGCCTCTTCAACCCAGCAGATGTCTATCCCCTCAAGGGATTTAATTTTGGTCGGGTTGTTTTTGATACCGTAGAACATGAATTCCGCGCCGGTACCAAGATGCCTGACCATCGAGCGCTGGATTTCGAACTCTGCCGCATATCCTTCACGTTCAATGGTGTCCTCAAGCAATCGGATCACCGAGTCACTGATACTGTTCTGCAGCTCACGAGCGCAAAGGATGCGCACTGGCTGACGCCTTGCCGCTTCAACGAGTAGCCGGGCAATGGCCCACGACTTACCGCTACCTCGACCGCCCTTGGCGACTTTATAGCGATGCGCCTCGATGAATGGTTGGAAGATAGGGTTTATCGTTGTCATTTGCCGAATAGCGTACTCATTGGTGAGGTTTCAATCTGGATGGCGCCGCCGTCTTTGCCGGTGACCTCATGGTCTTGCTTATCGCGCCATTTATCCTTCTGGCGGTTCTTAAGCCAGAAGATGGCTGCTGCAGTATCCGGTGGGTAATACTTATCGAGTGGGGTCTCGACGATCTTGTTATCGATTACTCGGATATCCACATCAGGAGCAACAAACCCCATAGCCCTTTGGTAAAGCCGATCAGTGACGTCTCCGTCAGCAATTGCCTTCCCCTTTTTTATGGACTCTAAAAACTGCGGATGCTCAAGCTTCCAGTTGTTGATTGTTGCTTCGCTAACCTCGAAGAAGTCAGCGAGTTCGGCATCGGTATAGCCCAGCAAGCACAGTTTGCGAGCCTGCTCGGCATACGCCTCTTGATACTTGGTTGGGCGAGCCATAATTAAGCCTTAGTGAATGCTTGTGCGTATTCACAGGTTCGACCTGGACCCATCTGAATGACGCTCATGTCACCCAATGGCAGGAAGCCTGCAGTAATCTTCGCGTTGCACTTGTTGGTGAAGTCGGCGCGATCCTGACTCACCACGATGTCGTAATCCGTCGCAGTTGTACCGCCGACCGCTACCACCTGGAAGTATTCGGTTTTGCTAGGAGTGGCGTGAACGCCGATCAGCCCACCATTAGGGAAGCGAGACGAAGTGATGTGAGATTTCACCACAGGAATTAGAGCTGCAATGGATCCTGCTGTTGCTGTCTGGATTTGAGTGATTGCCATTACTTAGCCCCTTTCTTTGGTTTCTTCTTTCCAGCCTTATCCATAGCGATGGCGATAGCCTGATCCTTTGGCTTACCGGCTTTGATTTCGGTTGAGATGTTCTGACCGATTACCTTTTTGCTGCGGCCTTTTTTAAGTGGCATATCAGACTCCGGCAGTGAACAGGTCGAGTGCTTCTTTAGCTTCGCGGATCGCCTTATCAGTGCGCGATACCGGGCTGCTTTCAGCACCTGCGAGATGATACTGGTCTTTGAACAGTTCATAGTTCAGCTGATTACCAGCAACGAAAGAGATAGCTTTCTCAGCTGCTGCGGTGTCGTTCTGAACCATGCGGAAGATCTCGAGGTTCATCTGCTGTAAGTCGGTGAGTGCGGTGATGGTGGTCATTTGCTGCTCCAGTTATTTGCTCGCGATGTATTCGCCGCCCCAGATGACAAGGCCAATCCAGATAGCCCAGATAATCGCCACCTTGATGTAGAACTCCATCTGATAAATTCTGCCGATGATTCGCTCTTTTAGCGTGAGCTTAGGGATAAAGACCTCGCCCATATATTCAGGACGAACGACAACTATCGGCGGGAGATGATTAATTCTCACCTTGTCCATGATGGCTCCGGTTATCCGTTGCAGGGGTTAATTTTGATTTATCCGCCGTAGGGGATAAGCGAAATTCGTGCAATAAAAAACCCCGCTATTGCGAGGCTGAGAATTCTCTATGCTTAAAGTCCAGTGGAGAGACTGTGTCAGAGCCTCACGGACGAGGTTCTTCATTTTGCTGTCTAATTCAGCTTGTGAGCGCTTTTAATCTCCATCACAACCTCACGCTGCATCTTCCTGATTTCATCGCGGTGACGGCGCTCCTGCTTCCAGTAAAGCCAGAAGAACACCCATGTCATGAGCAGAGCGGCAATAGCGCCGCCGGATATGATGTTGTAGATGGAGTAGGCACTCATTTGGCTTCCTGCTGGCAGTTAGCTTTCCATGTTTTGTTATGGGTCAGAATGGCTCGCTTGGTGCGGTCGTCCATTGACAGGATGTCGGCCTCAGTAACGAGGATCGGCTTTACCCAATTACATGCGGTGTCCACAACGACGGTGTTATTTGTTGAGCCAGTCTTTGCGCAGCTCGTCATCAACATCGCTGCCAGGCATGCGAGTAACGGTTTCCTGAACATCTGAAGCCTCTTTGCTTGTTTGAGTCTGACGCCTGGCTGCGGCGCTGGCCTGTTCAATTTTGGATTTCGTCTCTCGCTCGGTGGCTTCCTTTTCAGCTTTGCCTTTCCCTTTTGAGTGGCCGACACCAAAGGCAGTGGCAGCAATCGTCACCGCAGCGAAGAATCCGGCGATCAGCATTTCAATGATGCTCATGGTTTCTCTCCTGGGTTCATACCGGCGTCGATTTGCTGTTCCTTGATGTCTTTGTCACCGGACAGCTTTTTGGCGCCGAGATACCCGGCGGTGCAGAAACCGAAATAGAGGCCAAATACGACCTCAGACAACGCTCCCTGATAGGCCTGCCATCCGACAACGCAACTGCTCACCAGGAACCCGAGCGCGGCCTGTGTGCGACTGAGAGAGATATTTCCAGACATCCCGCGGAGCATGCTGAGGGCATCCATCAAATCAGCCCCTTGTAGGTGTCATAGCTGCCGGATCGCATCACTTCTGCGTGGCGTTGAGCGCGTTCTGGAGTTTGCTTGGCCCAAAGGCTGTTCAGCATTCCGCGTGATGCACCGTCGAAGTTACCCTGGGTGATCATCGCCAGAGTGTTTTTGAAACCAGCCAGGCCCGGAACGCCCATTTGATAGGCCATGCTAATCAGGACATCCCGGCGGGGATCATTGCAGCTTTTCAGTGCGCTGATGATTGCAGGTCGCAGCTGCATCTCGGTGATAGTGTTCTCGACAAATACCTCTTTCCATACATCGCCAACGCGGCGCGGAACGGTGAAGGTGTAATTGGATAACGCTGCGCCTTTAGGGCCGATCTTGATGCCGCCAGCAACGGTTGGGTATCCGAGAGTGTCCCGGTATGGCTTTTCCCGGTAGCCTTCCTCAAAGTTGAGGATCGGAATAATTTGAGTCATTTCTTCTCCTCCTCAACCAGTGGCTTAACTTTGTCGGCTGTCTTTTCTGCTGTTCGCTCCGGCAGGGAGTCCACCTTTACCTTCAACTCACCCACCTGCCTGCCAAGGTTCTCGACTTTCTGATCGCGTTTATCTGCAATCTCTCGATACTCGGCTCGCATCCTGTTGTTTGAGTAGTTGAAGGCAACAGTCAACACGCTGCACATGGCACAGAACAGAAGAAACATGGCGCCTATCATGAGACGCCCTTTATGGCTCTCAATAAACGCTTTAACTTTCATGGCGATCTTCCTCCAGCTTCGCAAGCATTGAGCTTACCTGGCCCCGGAATTGTTCATCGCCTCCGGTCTGAGTCATTGCTATCAGTATGCGAAGCGAGTTTTTGATGATGCGTATATCGCTTTCCAGGTGTGAAATGCGCTGTAGATCCTTTTCTCTTCGCTCTCTCAATTCGTTGTTCTCTTGACGCAGCTCGTCGTTTGCGGCCTTGAGAAGAACAACCTGCTCTTTGTAATGCGTGATTACCTCGCCGCCTGCCCTGTTATTAGTGACGGCTGAAGCAATGACCGCGCTTAATGGCTTCCAGAAAAGCGCGAGCGCACCGCCACCAAATAACACGGCAGCAATGCTTGTGATTAGGCTGTTCTCCATTGGGTATTCCCAGCTGCGCATTGAAAAATAAAAGAGCGCCGTACATCTGGAGATGGGGGTTTCCAACGGCGCTTAAATCGCCCGTAGGCGTTTATGAGGGAATGGCAATATTGGCTCTTCGGCCTAAAAGTCCCAGGTAGCGGGATTCAGATACGAAAAAGCCACCGGCGTTAACCAGTGGCTCTTTTGTGTAATTCAGTCGACAACCAAAGCTATGGCGACGATATCAGATTTACATGAAATGTACGGTATTTAATTGACTTTTGCAACACCTTGCTGCGAAAAAGCTGATTTTTGTTGTGATCGTGTTCTCACTGTTCTCAGAAGAGATCCGCTATCAAGTCGCTCAAAGATAGCGCACATGGATTGCCAGTAGTCGGCATAGTTATGGCTCCAGTTGTCGGGCTTAATGCCGCACAACTCAGCCAAATCTTGCTTCTGATAAGTTTCGCGACCGGCCAGATCAGCCTTAACATCCTGCGCCGCAAGCCAGATAAGCTTCTGCAGCCGCTCCAGCGTCTTGCCTGCCACTTTTTTGGTGCCCAGTTTCTCCCTGAATTCTGCCCAGGCCCATTGGGTAATCGTCACCTGGTTCTCCCAGCGCGTGTTTTCGCTGTAGTTCCAGAGCAGCCATGCCTTCTGGTGTTCCTCAAGCGACAGGACCGCCCGCCGCCACGATGCCGTGGAGTATTCGACCGGCTGAACAAGAGGGATGTGCGCCCCCTTAGCGCGCGACTGCTTGCCCGGGATCGGAGGGTTATCCAGCGTTATCATCCTCCCGGTAACATCATCCTTCACGCGCGGCTTCTTCCGCTTAAACGTACCTGTATCGAATTGAGCATTCTCCAGCCATGCCATCAGCTGGCCTTTTGTCGCACCACTCAGGTCAGCGGTCGCCACCATGAGCTGTTCACGCACGTACTGCAAATACTGAATGTTCATCATGCGGCTTCCTTAATCGGCTGTTTGGTTTCGGTCTGGCTGTGCTTTGCTACTGGAGGCAGATTGGCGCGCTTAACGCTTTCGGCCTGGTATCGGGCTATCTGATCTGATGTCACGCGGCCTCCTTCCGTTTCAGTTCTTTGAGCTTGGCGCGGTACTCATCGCGGATACGGATGTAGTCGTCGCGTTTCCATTTCGGTAATTCGTGCGGCCCCATCAGGGCATCAAAGCGGGATTGCCCGATCTTGGTGATAAGCGCTGGTCGATAGGCGATCAGGTTGCCTGACAGATGGTTATTACAGGGGGCACACTGGCGATGACAGTTGTCTTCGTTGTAGCGCAACTCTGGGTTTGCTCCGGTCGTGCGGAAATGGCCGGCATGATACTGACCATCGTGATTGCGGCCGCAACTGATGCATGGAAGATGCCGATCCCGATACCGAATAAATTCATTGAACGCTTGCTGCGCCTGCTTTGCGAAGTAACTTAGCGGCTTAACTTCAAAGCGTTTTTTGGCCTGCAGATCCCTACTCTCTTTCTCAGCCTGGTGCTTCTCTCTGATGCGTTTGGCCTCAGCCTTAACTTTCTCTTTGGCGCGCAGCTCAAGAGCGTAGATAGCGCCGTGAGCCGGGCAGCACCAGACGATATTGGTGTAGGCAGGATGGAACCACTCGCCACAGACTTTGCATTTTTTGCGAGGCAACTTAGCCATTACGCCTCCTGCTTATCGCGCAGCTGCTGATACTCGCAACCGGTAGGAATTGTCAGCGCCAGACCAAACTGGGCGCACCACGCCTCGACTTTGCACAGGAAGATATGCATCTCCCCGGTATCGAGTTGAGACGTGTGACGAGGTTCCCAGGTGGTTTCTTTGGCGCCGGTAATGAAGTCGGTGTAAGTGACCTCTTCGCAGCCGAGGTAGGTCTTTTTGAGGTTACGCTTAACCCATTCCGGGGTGGCGTCGGTGCGGCCGGATTTGATCAGGTATTCGCTGATTTCAGTCAGCCACATGTGAAGAAGTGAGTTCTGCGACAGGCTGCGCTTCTCGCGCCAGGGTTTAACCTGCAGGCGGAAACATTGCCCGGCATCCAGCAAGGGCTGAATCTGTTGGCCGATAGCCGCGAAGTTACCGCGATGGAGTTTGATGCCGTCTACTGGCAGAGTCATACGGCCTCCCCATGGGAAACCGCAGAATGCAGAAAGCCCCAGACACGTTTTTGCGCCTGCGACTGATGATGTTTACTCTTTGTTTGATGCATGGCCTAGAAGTCCCCTCCCAGGCGCGAGGTCACCAGAGTTGTTCAGGCTCTGGTGAAGTAATTATGGCTGGTTGATGATCCAAAATCAACGCGAGAAAAAGCCCTCAGAAGAGGGCTGATTGTCATTGCTGAATGTTGACCTTGATGGCGAAGACCTTCACCGGATCTGGTCCGAAGTGTGGATGCGTTATCACTTTCACTTCACATCCCTCATACGGGACGTCGATCCGCCTGCTCGCATCGTCGCGCTTCGGATACCCTTTGGTGATTATGAGCCTGTCATATTTCTTAGGCAGGTTTTGGGTGAAGCCATGAAACAGCCGCTTCTGCCAATATGAGTTAACCAGTCGGTATTCCTCGGTTTTCTCGCCCCGCTTCATCTGATCGAAATATTCGCCTTTTACTGCCAGCTGCAGGTTAGCCATCACTTCACCTCCTGCTGAGGTGCTGCTGCGATAGCAACATCCCAGAACTCACGGAACAGCGAGTAAGCACCGGATAGGTTAGCGGCGGCGTAACCTCCAAGCTCAGAGTTAAGCTGAACCGCGCGCATCATCTCGGGAGCCATATCAACCGGCACCAGTACATAACTATCCAGCACTACCGGCGCTGGCGGGGCGGTGTATAAATCCATGCCAGTATTCAGCTCGCTAAGCACTAAGTCAGGGCGCATATCAACAGTGCAAACATTCCTGTATGTCGTCCAGTCCATATCCAGCCGGGCCACGCCAACAGGCTCAGCCGTCAGCGCTGCCAGCGTGATTTCAGCCAGGCGCAGGCGTATAGAAGTTTGCTGAGACGGAATTAGCTCGTCACGCTCGCGCCAGAAAGCAACTTCTTCACGCGCCTGATTGATCAACTGCTCTTTGGTGAATGTCATGTGTTAGCCCTCGCCTGATACTGTTCGAACCAGAACACAATCGGGTCTGGCTTCATCTCAACCAGCCCCATTCGCACCAAGGCTTTACCTTTGCCTGACCTGAGAAACTCACGGCGGCCATCGTCGATAATTCGGCGGTAATCATCCAGGCTATTGCAGTGCTTATGCAGGTTGCAGGGATGGCAGGCGGGAACCATGTTGTCGATTTCGTCTCGTTCCTGATGAAGCATTTGCCCATCAAAACGAATTACCGGCTTAACATGGTCAGCATGCCATTTATCGCTCAGTTCACACCCACAATAGGCGCAGCATCCACCGAACTTTTCTCTCAGTTCTGCGCGCTGCTTTTTGGTCAGAGCCATATCACCCCTCCCCGTTGATGCTGACGAGGATGCCAGCGGCTACCAGTTCTGCTATCTGATCCTCTGCCGATTTAAGTTTCTCTTCGGTTTCCTTTAGCCTATCCAGACGGAGGACCATGCTATGAATAACTAGCGGAACCTGATCATCAACGAGGTCACATGGAACCTTAAGGGCACGCTTCCATTCTCGCATGAGTGCGTTGCGCTGCTCGGCAACGGTCACAATGGATTCGAGTCTATCATTCCTGTTCTCTGCGGCTTCCAGCTCATCCAGCAGAGCCAGCACGGTGACCGGGTTGGCTAAGTCCTGCCAGGCATCAGAGGTATCACTGACTGACCGCAACATGATTTCTTCCTGTGCCGCTTCACGCAGCGCCTGTTTGTTGGTCATTGGGCTGCCTCCTGCTTCTGCTTGTTGTATACGGCCCAGCTCAGTGCATCGAGCTTGTCACGGCCTGACTTGTCGTACATGTGGATGTCGTCTTTGCAGGCGTGGTCGAGCTTAACCTGCTCTTCGAGTTGATTGAGCTGCTCGTATGACAGGGTTGCCAGTTTGACGCGATTCCAGCCGAAATTACGGATTCTGCTCATGCTGATGCTCCTTTGCGAAGTTGGGCGGCGTCCTCTGCTTCTCTGATAGGCTTGTGGCGTTCGCATTCGTAGCCGTAATAGCAGCAGTCAGTGAAGCCACCTTGTTCGCATGACCCCATCCATACATGCTCGTTTTCATAGTTAATGACGTGCTTATCAGCACCCCAGCGGAGGTCGTTGAGAAAGCCAGAGATTGAGGTAATTTCTGCACTCACTTGGCACCTCCTTCGATTGGCTCTGGCAACATGGTGTAGTGGGTTACACCCTTCAGGCTGTTGATTGAACGTGAGTGGTCGGCGAGCCAGATTTTGTGGATGTTGGTGTCACTTCCTGCGCAGAAGTTGTGCTCCATCCACTTAGCGGAGCAATATTGCGGACCAACATCTGTTTCATATCGCACCCAGTAACGGCCAAACTCCGCCGGTTCGCTACCCTCAATCCAGATCTGTTCCCGCACTTCAGCCAGGAAGGCGTCGGTGGACGGGGTTTCTGGCAGCGTCATCGCATTTTGACGAGCGCTTTTTAGTGCCATGTTTTCATCAGCTAACGCCACGTATTTTTCATACGCCGACTTAACCACTTCGTCAGCCTGCTTCAGTGCCGTCATGGCAGTATCGTTATCCGCAGCCAGCGCCGCGCACTTGGCTTCGCCTTGTTGGTGGCTTTCCTGCCATCCACGCCACGCCCAGAAAAGTGCATCGCTACAACTACGTCCGTCGTAAATGAAGTCGCCCCCGGTGTAGTAACCTGTAGCGTCATCGCCATGGAAATGGGCCTCGTTCAGCGCGTCATTGGCCCACTGATATTCGCTTGATAACCACGCTTCAAATTGCTCTCTGCTGCTCATGCTGTTAGCTCCGCGATGGTGAAAGTCATGCTTTCCAGTTTATTTTTCTGCTTCTCGATGGATTTAATCTTTGCGGCGCGGCGACGTTCACAATCAGCCAGTGCTTCTTCTTCGGTCAGCCAAAAATCCTTTCCGTGAGCATAGTTATAAAAACATCCCGGAATTTTGTAAGTCGCCATTCGACCTTCGTTAGAAATCTCTGCCATAACTTTAAATGGGCCTTCAGTCAGGGCATATTTGGTGATGAAAACTTCAGTCAATTTCTCGATGCTCATGCTGATGCTCTCCCGCCCCGCACTGATGCCAGGCACTGATTGAATAGGTTGTTAAGAGGGTTGGCTGTATCACGGTTGGGCTGCTTTGGAATCCGCTTCGGCTCGATTGTAGGCCGGTCTTCCAGTCGTACCACGAAGTAGCGATAACGCTTCTCGAAGCCCTCACGACGCAGCGTTTTAGCTTTGGTCAATTCAGTTAACGCCGAAGATATCGCCCCTTTCTGGAGTGACGTGTCCCGCCGAATATCAGACATGTAGCAGCCAGGGTGCCTGGTTATGTACTGGATGATTACGGCGTTCTGATTGGTAATTTTCATGGCTCATCTCCAATCTTTGGCTTTTGGTTCAGCCTGATTGCTGGCGAACTGCTTAGAAGCTTCTGCCTGATCGATGTTTGTGAAGTGTCCGTTTTTCCATCCCATGTAGAACGTCTGGGGCTGGCCGGATCGGTACTTGCCGACGATGATTTCAGCTATGCCCTTCATGTTGCTGTTCTCGTCGTAAACCTCATCGCGATACGGGAAGATGATTACATCTGCGTCCTGCTCAATGGCGCCGGAGTCTTTCAGGTCTGCCAGGTTAGGTCGCTTATCCTGACGACCTTCAACGCCACGGTTTAACTGAGATAACAGGACTACCGGCACCTTGTTGCGTAGGGTGAATTGCTTCAACTTGCGGGTGATTTCAGCAATCGCCAGGTCGTTACGATCTGCCTTTGGCTTCTCAATCAGGCCCAGGTAGTCGATAGCCAGGAAACTAAGGCCGCCGTCCATGTTCAGGCGCTCAGCGTGGGCGATACACTCATCAACCGTGAAAGCGCCGTCGAGAACGTAGTTGTCCTCTTCGAGCAGCATTCCGGTTGCAGCTGTCAGCAGGGTGTAGTGCTCCTGAATCATGCCGAGAGGGTTGCGGAGAGTGCTGACTGATAAACCTGCCCGGTCAGCAACATGGCGCTCAACGACCTGCATATCTGACATTTCCATCGAGACAAACAGACCCTTCCCCTTCTGCCGGCCGATGGAGTTAGCGATGTTGATCGCCAGTTCCGTCTTACCCATACCAGGGCGACCGGCGATGATGATCAGGTCTGTACGGTCGAATCCGCCGTAAGCATCATCCATCGGCTGAATACCGGTTTTCAGATATAGCCCGGACTCTTCACCACGCATGCGGTTTTCCAGCACCACCATGTAATCGTCCAGCAGATCTCCAATGCGCCGCGGCAACTTGTCGTTCGTCTCGAATTGCAGCTTTGAGAGAATCCCGCTCACCTCGGCGATCCGGTCGTTCAGGTCGTGAGTGCCGGCAGAAGCAAGAATGCCAGCGGACCGGATTAGCTCAGCCTCACCGCGGCGAAGCATCCAGCACTGCCTGACGCGCTTTGCCCAGCCACGGATATTTGCAGCCGACGTACACTGGCAGGCGACCTCGACTACAAAATCCTTTGTGGCAGGCGGTACAGCGTCTTTGACGGTGAACATATCCACTGGCTCGGCCTTGTTCAGCAGATTGCTTATGGCGATATACATACTGCGCAGGTGGTGGTTCTCGAATGCTTCTGGCGGCAGCTTACCGGCAATCTCCCGGCAGTCGATGTGATCCCCTTTCACCATCATCGAGCCAACAAGTTGGTGCTCAAAATCGTAACTTTCCATCAGTCACCACTCCCTAAAATCTGGTCAATCTTCTCCTGCCGCAGCGCCGTTTCAATTCCGTATCGAGTACCTGACGGATTGTCTCCACACGCCCAGCGAGTCGGCTGATAACCATGCTCAAGGTAGCCATTCAGGAAGTCGTCAATGGCGTTTGGCTCTTTGCCAAGCTCTTTGCACTGCTTCAGGTACGATTGCCACAGGCGCTGAATGCCAGCCTCAGTCGATTTGGTGATGCTTCGGATAGTTGGGATGCCGAACTTATTGGCTTTGCAGTTCCATGTGTTCTTGAAGCGTTCGCGGTCGAACTCTGGAACAGCTGACCGTGGATTGGTTTTTGTTGCCCGTGGGTTAGTGCCTTTCTGGCGGGGTGTTAATTTTTCCTCACCAGACAAGCCCACTTCGTGGGTTTGGGTATTGTTTATTTCTTTCTTTTGAATAGTTTCTTTTGTGTGACTCTGTTTTGGTGACAGGCTAGTCACCGTTTTGGTGACATTTTTTGTCACCAATGCAGTGACATTATCACCAGAGTAGTGACATCCTTCGATTTGCCACTCATCTATGTTCTTGTTAGGCCCGATTTGACTGCCTTCGCGAAGGATTACCTTCATTGCAATCAGCTCGTTTTTCGCCTTATTTACTTTCTGTCTTGGCAGCCTGGTAAGTTGAGATAACTGGCTGTCAGATACGCGATCCATTTTCTTACCAAATCCGTATGTTTTACGGCAAATGGCATGAGCAACCTTGCTCTGATTCTTCGTTAAATCTGCGCCGATAAGCTCGTCATACAGGGCATTTGCAAGACGGGTATATCCATCTTCAATTTCTGCCACACGACGCTCCACAGGCCGTTGTGCTGGCCTTAAATGTGTTACGGTTGCGAGATTACTCATGACCTTTCTCCTTCTGCATCAGCTTCACTTTCTCCAACTCAGCCCGGAATCGACCAGGCTGCTTGAAGCTGGACAGGAAGCGATCACGTAGTATGTTTTTGTGTAATTTGTCCTGGTAAGGACTGAGTGGTTTTGTCATAATTAGACCTGTTTACTGTTGTTGACGTAACGCAGTGACCTAAGCCCTGAACGAGTTACCGCTCGTTTGGGGTTTTTCTTTTGTGAGAATCTCAGCAACCTGCTTTGCCAGCCTTGCCATGTCTTCATCCACGACTCCCCACTCCAGAACTGCCAGTAACATTGAAAGCTTCGGCAGCATGTTTTCCTTCCAGCGGGTAATTCCCGACTTATCCATTCCCAATGCCTTTGCAACGTTAGAGGCGCCGCGAATGGCAATCTGATTCAGGATCCAGGACTCAATTTTTCGAGCCTGATCTTTGTTGCGGGTGGTTGTGTTATCCATTTGTGATAATTCCTTTGAGTTGAAATAGTTAAAAAGGCCGATGCGCAGACACGCATAGCCATAGAGACTTGTTTTTTTGAATCGCCCTTTTTCAGGGCTGAGATGTAATAAGAGCGGTGCTGCTTAGGCGGCTGAGTCAGTCGCCTTCATGTATCTGCGCGGGTAGAGGATTTGCATCTCGCTGATCTTCCCTTTGAAGAACTTCGAGAGCTTTTCAGCTGTTTCGAGAGAAGGAACCTGCATTCCCCTTTCGATCCTGCTCAGGTTGCCAACGTCTAACTGAGTTGCGATGGCTACCTCTGAAATCGTCATTTTTTTCTCTACACGCATTTTTCTAAGTGGCGTATGCATAATGCACCTCCGTAATGCGCTATACGCATAATATGCGAACTTGAAAATTTGCGCAAGGCGCTTTGCGTGCCACGCATAAAAAAGGTTAGATATACGCCATGAAAATAGGCGACAAGATTAGAAAGATTCGCAAAGCGAATAAGATGACCCTGAGTGAGCTTGCTTTACGCGTTGATGGTGACGTGGGCAACCTATCGCGCCTTGAGCGCGGTATTCAAGGATATAGCGACTCGCTTTTACATAAAATTGCAGATGCACTCGGCGTTCCTGTTTCTGAACTATTCTCTTCTATTGACACCAGTGATACTGTAGATTCATACAGTATTGGTTCAATTATAAAAAAGGGGAGAAATGATGTGTATCGAATTGACGTTCTTGATGTTTCTGCAAGCGCAGGAGCTGGGGCTGCCTCGAAAGATGTTGTTGAGGTTATAAGATCTATTGAGTATGTCCCTGAACAAGCTAGGGTCATATTTGGCAATCGTTCCGAGTCTTCCGTGAAGCTCATTAACGTTCGTGGCGATAGCATGGAAGGAACCATAGAGCCTGGCGATCTCATCTTTGTAGATGTAGGAGTCAGCGTTTTTGATGGTGATGGAATTTACGTATTCAACTTCAATGGCGATATGTTTGTTAAGAGATTGCAGAAGGTTAAAAACGAGCTGATCGTGATTTCTGACAACCCACGTTATCGTGAGTGGAGCATATCTGAAGAGGAGATGCCTATGTTTCATGTTGCCGGTAGGGTAATGCTCAGTCAGTCACAGCAATTTCGACGCCACGGATAGACATCATTTCTCATATTAAGCCCGCCATGCGCGGGCTTTTTTGTATCTTAAACATCTCCTGATTAAATCTTTTTCTATTTGTGTTTCATACGCATACAAATTTTTTGTGCGTAATTACACTCACACATAAAAATATGCGCTTGACGCATATGCGCTATACGCATACTATTAATCTCATCAGCAGGACGCACCACTCACCAGGACGGTGAAAGCTCTTAAAAATCTGGCGCTGAAAAAGCGCAGTGTTCAAAGCAGAAAGCTTTGGGGTGTGGTGAAGCCAGTTAGTCACTGGCAAGTGCTTACCTACTGTTGAGCGGCGAAGCGCTCCCAACGCTAGCAATAGCGTGGACGAGATGGGGGGTCGCGGGCGATAAGGCCGCCATAACGCGTACGTCGTCGCATGGAAAAATCTTTGGGGTGCCGGTTATACCCCACTGAATGAGACTCAACAAGCTGGAGAAAGACTACCAGCCACCACACCACCAAAGCTAACTGACAGGAGATCCACAATGGATGCACAAGCACGCCGCCGCGTACGCCGCGCAGAGAAACAGGCCGAATGGAAAGCTGCAAATCCCCTGCTAGTTGGGGTAAGCGCCAAGCCAGATAACCGCCATGCTCTCTCACTAACTCGCAAACCGAAATCACGCGTAGAAAGCGCTGTAAGCCCGATTGATTTAAACGCGCTGGCTGAGTATCGGGAAGGTCTGGAAAAACGCGCTGCGGTAGTTGAGCGCAAGAATCACCGCACCTGGTACAGCAAGCCCAGCACCGAGAGGGGCGTTACCTGCACCGGGCGCCAGAAAATGAAAGGCAAATCCATCGCATTAATCTGAGGTGGCATATGAAGAACAGCATCAAGTGCCCAGTATGCGGTCGTGACTTCGACCCGAGAACGCCGGTATGCCACATCAGCAGATATCACCAGGCCGCTAAGAATTGCGAGCTGGAGAAGATACGCGATGCACGTCGGCAGCATTTCAACCAGCTCCCCAGGGGGGGACGGTAAACAAACAGAGAGGTGGGTATGGAGTTAGCTACATCACAAATTACCGAAGGGGTGATTTTCTACGGAGTTAAGTCAGGAAGTGATTTCCCGGAATTTACAAAGTACCAGGCCATTAAGGCAACCAACAAGCAGGTCAAAGCCAAGAAAGTCATTAAGTCTGAGTGGGGCGCTGACTATGAATACACATTGAGGGGAAGCGACTGGCGTTATTTCTCTGATTTCATCTCAGCCAGGGAAGCGTGGGTAGCAACGGTGCTCGATGTTGATATCAAAAGGGCTGAGGACAGGCTGATCGCAGCGCAGAAGCGAAAGGCGAAAATTCTGGCAGCTGATGATTTGTAAGGTCGCATAACGCGGCCTTTTTTACAGGGTAACTACAGAGGGTAAGGCGATGGCGTATCAGCCAGTACGGAAATTCAAAGAAGGTGATGAAGTTATTTGGTCCAGCCAGGCAGGTGGTGGATGGAAGGTGAAAGTTGGTGATGTGGTTGAGGTAATTCCGGCCGGTGGAAACATTAAGAAGTCTAAATTTATAGAATTTTTAGACTCCCCTGGGCTGCCGAGAAAAGAAGAAAGCTACATCGTATGCGTGGGTCCTAAGCCTGGCTCGCGCGCTAAACCAAAATACTACTGGCCGCGAACATCGGCGCTTTCACTGAACAAATAGACCCGCTACGGCGGGTTTTTTATTACCTCATACCCTGGTTCATTTACGAGTGAGCCACGTTATGAGAGGCGGCTATCCACCGCGGTTTAAAAGTAATTCATGCGCATTTCTTAAGGCGCGAGGTCTTTAAACGTTCAGCGGCCCGGCTTAAGGGCGGAGATGATTATGAGCAAACAACTGGAAATCAAAGTCGGGCGCACATACCGCGCAAAGCGGCCTCGTGGCACCGGAACAATTCTTCAAACTCTCGTTAATGACCGCACTGTTATCTGGATCGGGATGAACGAACTGCAATATGACGGCCCGACAGTGAAAAACGGCTCGCATTACCCTCGCATCAGTCTGGAAAAATTCAGGGCATGGGCAGATAGGGATGTAACCGATGAATTACCTCCTGGTGAATACGCTGAGTGGCCTATCTCTAAGCGGGAGGCCTCATGACAGTCACTCACAAAGGCAAGCAGTACACAGTCACAGAATTAAACGATAACGAGTGGCGTCTGGCATCAGTCGAGAATCCTCGCGTTTCGTTCACGATGGACCGCAAGCAGATGGCTCTTGCCGGGTTGCTTGAGCAGGTGGAGGGGAAGTCATGATCGGACACTACGGCACCACTCCAATCATTCGCCAGTGTGTTCAGCCTGGCATGATGGCTCTGCGTGAAGGCCGCACATACCGCGTTTCAGCAGTTATCCATGAACGCAAATGGGTGTACCTGCACACCGACGCCGAAATCATCCGGGTTAGCGATCGCGTTATCGATGTTCTGCTCGACGGCACCGGCCATCCAATTCAGCACTGAGGAGTTCAGCATGGAAAATTTTAAGGGTACGCCCGGGCCGTGGGAGTCAAAAACAATTCACGGTGACCTCAAGGTTATTCAGAAAGGTAGCTACGAGAAATTAGCGCCAGGGATGGTTTCTTATCGCTGCGTAACTGAGCTTGAGAATAAGCACGACGCCAATCTTATCGCCGCCGCGCCTGACCTGCTGGCTGCATTGCAAGACTTCATGTCCGCATCATCCGGCAATACACAGTCATGCGGTCATGATTTCGAGTGCATTTGCAGATTCGACAAAGCTAAGGCAGCAATCGCCAAAGCCCTCGGCAAGTAATCCCCCACCCCATTTCACATCTGGCAGCCAATCGGTGCCGGGTGGCGCACAACCAGATTTCAGGAGTAACCATGAAACAACCCTATCAGCACCCACGAATGCCGAGAACGCGGCCGGCAATGGTGGCAAACCATCACGCCTGGCTGGTACAGGCCAGAGAGTCCCGACTGCTGGGATGGAAGCGTGAGGCAGCCTACGCACTTCGCAGCGCCTCCATTGAGCGTGTCTGTATCCAACTTGAGGAGCGTGCAGCATGAGCGCTATGGAACGCTGGGATGACGATGCATTCGTCCGGCTGATGCGTGATGTGATCCCCGAATCGCCAGTTGAAGATGACGAGCCGGTTAACCTGGCAGCAGAACGCCAGAATCCGGTGATTAGCATGGAAGAGTTCGCAGGTAATTTTAACTAAGAGAGACCATCATGAAATTCGAAAAAGCCATGAGAAAGAAAGCCAGGCTACGGCTGGCACTTACCGGGCCGAGCGGTTCAGGAAAGACCTACAGCGCGTTGCTGGTTGCCAAAGGTATCGGCGGCAAGGTCGCTTTCATCGACACCGAAAAGGGCAGCGCCTCGCTTTATTCCGATATCGCTGACTTTGACGTTCTAGAATTGGATCCCCCCTTCTCTCCCGAGCGATTCATTGAGGCGATTAAGTCGGCCGAGGATGCCGGATATGAAACTCTGATCCTCGACAGCATCACCCATGAATGGGGCGGAGTTGGCGGATGTCTGGAGCTGGTAGACACCATCGCCAAGGCAAAATACCGCGGGAATAGCTGGTCAGCATGGAGCGAGATTAACCCACGCCACCGCCTGTTCCTCGACGCAATTTTGCGTTCACCTATGCATATCATCGCAACCATGCGCAGCAAGACTGAAACAGCCCAGGTAGAAGAGAACGGCCGCAAGAAGGTCGCCAAGCTTGGCATGAAGTCAGAGCAGCGTGACGGCGTTGAATATGAGTTCACCACCGTTCTGGATATCGCCCACGAAACCCACCATGCGATCGCCAGTAAAGACCGTACCAAGTTGTTCTCCAACTCCGATCCGGTAATCCTCAGCGAAGACACAGGCAAGCGCCTGCTGGAGTGGCTGGAATCTGGAGTTAACCAGCACGAAGAAAACCTTAAACAGTTCGTTGCTGATGCTGACAAGGCACCGGATATGGAAGCACTCAAGCCTTTATTCGAGGAAGCATGGCGCACCCTGCGCGGCACCGAATATCAGGCTAAAGCGAAAGATGCTTATGACATCAGGAAATCAGAACTCGAACAGGAAGGAGCGGCAGCATGAGCAGCAGAGGCGTTAACAAGGTGATTATCGTCGGGCGATTGGGGCAGGATCCAGAGGTGCGCTATGCACCTTCTGGTGCCGCATTTGCCAATCTTTCAGTAGCCACCTCAGAACAGTGGCGAGATAAGGTGACAGGCGAGCAGAAAGAACAGACCGAATGGCACCGTGTTGTGCTGAGCGGCAAGCTGGCGGAGGTCGCAGGGGAGTACCTTCGCAAAGGTTCTGAGGTTTACCTGGAGGGGAAACTTCGGACTCGCAAATGGACAGATCAGTCTGGCAACGAGAAGTACACCACTGAGGTACTGGTAAACGTCGGCGGGGTTATGCAGATGCTCGGCGGACGACAGGCAGGCGGCGCACCGGCTGGGATTGGTCCGCAGCAATCCGGCAACCAGTCCGGCAGCGGTCAGCCTCGCCAGCAGAAGCGCTCTACGCCAGCACAACACAGCGAGCCACCAATGGATTTCGATGACGATATTCCGTTTGCTCTGGCAACTCTTCCCTTCCCTCGCCACGCTATTCACGCAATTTAAGGATGAACATGAATCACTTAATGATTGACCTCGAAACGATGGGCAACGGGCCGTACGCGCCGATCATCTCTATCGGCGCTGTATTATTCGACCCAAACACTGGCGCTACAGGAGATGACTTCCAGGTCAATGTTTCTCTTGAGTCATCAATGCGTTTCCGGGCTCGTCCAGACGCCTCAACAATCCTGTGGTGGATGGAGCAAGGCGAATCTGCCAGAAAGGCATTAACCGACGATACACAAGAGCTATCCACTGCTTTGTGCTGGCTCTCTGATTTCATCGCCAAGCACGCCAAGCCGCGATTCGTGCAGGTGTGGGGAAACGGCGCGTCGTTCGACTGCGTCATTCTCCGTAACAGCTACGCGCTCACCGGGCAGGAAGCGCCATGGCAATGGTGGAATGACCGCGATGTGCGTACCGTCGTCGAGATGGGTAAAGCGATCGGTTTCGACCCTAAACGCGATATGCCATTCGAAGGCACCCGCCACAGCGCCCTGGACGACGCCATTCATCAGGCCAAATACGTTTCCGCCATCTGGCAGAAATTAGTCAAGTAACACCCCGCTAAGGATTAAAAATGTCACAACCTCCTCAAGGGGCGGGTTACTTTCGCGCGCCCAAAAAACTGGAATCCAAGGATGAAGTGATCGCTCGCGTCTGCGCCTTCCTTGCGGAGGAGTTAGGCAAAAAGCGGGTGGATAACAGAACGCCAGAACAGATTCAGCAGGCGGAAGACGATTGCTGGGAGGATCGTTCTCTGCGCCGGTACGAATCCCACCTCTGGCAAAGCAATTTCAGAGCCTCGTTCTACCCGACATTCATACCGTGCGGGCCGATGAAGCCATCACGCATTAACGACCGTGACCGTGACTATATCGGTCGTTTCGGTCATGTGAGGAACGACTGATGAAACACGCTCACGACGACATAGTGGTCCATGGACTTCGCCTGGCATTCATTGTCGGGCCTAACGGTTGGCTAATGCCATGGGGTGATGTCATCTGTAACCCACTCAAGGCGCAGCGACTCGCTGAAGAGTATCTCAACAGGCAGGAGGCGGCGTGAATGAGCTGGCTCTTTTCGCAGGCGCTGGCGGAGGAATACTCGGCGGACACCTCCTTGGCTGGCGAACAGTTTGCGCAGTTGAACGTGATGCCTACGCCGCACAAGTTCTCGCGCAACGACAAAACGATGGAATTCTCCGACCTTTCCCGATTTGGTCTGACGTGCGCAGTTTTGACGGAAAGCCGTGGCGAGGAATTGTTGATGTCGTTTCTGGCGGCTTCCCGTGCCAGGACATCAGCGCAAATGGTCACGGTGCCGGCATTGATGGCTGACGCTCCGGACTGTGGTCTGAAATGGCGCGAATCATCAGTGAGGTACGACCTAATTTCGTCTGCGTGGAAAACTCCCCACGGCTCAGAGGAAAAGGTCTTGCATTGGTCATTAGTGACCTTGCCGAAGTGGGGTATGGCTGCGAATGGTTTCGTCTTTCAGCATCGAACTGCGGAGCGCCCCATGAAAGAGACAGGATGTGGATTGTGGCCTACAGCGAAGGCAACGATCCGCGGCGACTGTCCAAGCGAGCGTCTGCGCCGAACGCCGGACTTGCCGAGTGCGATAAAAATGCGGCCGTTGCCGGATGGGTCTCATCCACAGCAGGATGGACAGCTGAACCCGGGATGGGTCGAGTGGTTCATGGGCTGGCCCATCGGGTGGACAGAATTAAAGCCCTTGGAAATGGACAGGTTCCACGAGTGGCGGCAGCAGCATTCTCCATGCTTAAACCAGATTGAGGACGCAGCATGACAGAACAAATCACCCGGGAGTTTATAGCTCCCTTTTTATTGCTGGCGTTTGCCGTCAGCCGGATTAACCGACAGTTCAGGGAGTGGTGAGTATGAGCGAAGAAATTAAGCCGTGTCCGTTTTGCGGATGCGCAGCCCAGTGGCTTAACCATCAATTCAATGGAATAGATTTTGGCGGCCATCAAATAGCTTGCTTAAACCCATCATGCCAAGCGCAAGGTCGCTACTCAGGACAAAAACAAAAGGCCCTTGCGGCCTGGAATAACCGAGTGGAGAAACAGCCATGACTGAAATCATCGATCAGGCCAGCGCTCTCGAAGAGATGATGCGCGAACATGCAATACAGGCCCACCGGATTAACCGTGATGCGGTATCTGCTACTAACTGTGTTGAGTGTGGTGAGGAGTTGCCGGAGGCTCGCCGGAAAGCGTATCCGGGATGCACGATGTGCGTGGATTGCCAGGGTGAGATGGAATTGAGGAATAAGCAGAGGGGGATTTAGCAGGTCCAATTTGTTGACGATCTCGTCAACCATCTGATTTATATGAAAATTTACAAACCCACCCCCTTCCATTCCTGCCCGGTAGTGATAAGCTCATGTTTTAATCGTTCTGGGGGTGCTTATGAAAATTGATCAGTTAAATCCGTGTCCTTTCTGTGGTCAGAAACCTGTCAGACATGACAGTGTAGAACCTGCTGGGTTTGTGGGAAGCAGTGAAGAAAATCAGGTATTTTTAGTGGCGTGCATGACAGATGGATGCCCTTCCTCAGGCCTTCATATGCCTGACTTAGAATGGAATATGCACGCGTTAACTGAGGAAGCTCTAATGGCGAATATCTTTGCAACATTGGAAGCAGAAAAGTCACCGTGCCTTGAGGAAAGGCGAGAAGCATATAAGGTCTATCAAAAGCGTCATGAATAAAATTCTCAGTTCCAAGCCCCGCAAGCCGGGGCTTATTTTTGCCCGGCGAAAGTGACGTAACTGATAGCTGATTCACTGAGTCGGCTATTGGGTGCGAATGCACTGCCACGTTATCCCCCATTAGCCCGGCCATAGTGCCGGGTTCTTTTTGCCTGGAGTAAGCCAATGGCAAGCGAAAAACCGTTTATGAAAGTGCCGGAACTGGCGGCGCGGATCAACGTATCTCCCAGCACAATCTACCGGAACCCATCGCGCTATCACATGTTTAAAGTCGGCGGCTCATGGCGGGCGAGCGAAGAAAGCGTGGAAAAGTTCTCCCAAACAACTAACAATATCTTCCGGCTGGCTGTGGTCGGTAAGGAGCATTCAAAATGCCGATCTACAAAAGAGGGAAAAACTACTGGGTTGATATCTCAGCTCCAGATGGAACGCGAGTTAGACATTCTTCTGGCACCGAAGAAAAGGCAAAAGCGAAGGAGTACCACGACAAGCTGAAGCATGAGCTGTGGAGTGAATCGCGTCTGGATAAAAGGAAGGAACATCTGTTTGAGGAGATCATCATTCTGGCCCTCAAGGATGCAGAAGACCAGACACTGTACGGCTCGAAAAAGGGATATGCCAAATACTGGCTGGCAGTGTTTAAGGGCCGGGCGATAACAAGCATCAAGGGCGAAGAAATAGCCAGAAAGATGCCGACTCATTCTCAGCATAAATCTCGGTACCCGCTGGAGAATGGAACCATCAACCGATACCGGGCTTTCATCGTGCGAGCGTTTTCTCTGGCGTTGAAGCATGGGTGGATTGACCACCGCCCATACGTGCCGGAATTGAGAGAGCCAAAGGTGCGGGTGAAATGGATGAGGAAGTGGCAGGCCAGGGATCTGATTGATGCCATCCAGTCTGACCTGCTGAGGAGAATCGTCTCTTTTGCCCTGCTTACCGGAGCGCGGCGCGGAGAGATACTTTCTCTGAAGTGGGAAAATGTCGATACGGAAAATCGCAATGCTATGGTCACCGCTGAGAATGCAAAATCAGGCCGGGCCAGAGCGTTGCCATTGAACGATGAAGCGATCAGGATTTTACGCGAATGCGACATGTCCTGTGAGTACGTCTTCTCGGTTAATGGTGAACGGTTGAAAGATATCGAACGGAAAGAGTTTAACCGGGCACTTGAGGCTGCACAAATCCCTGACTTCCGTTTTCACGATTTACGGCATACCTGGGCAAGTTGGCACATCCAGAACGGAACGCCTCTGATGATGTTGAAAGAGATGGGTGGGTGGGAAACTCTCGAGATGGTGAAAAAATACGCTCACCTGAGTGCCGAGCATCTAAATAAATTCGTCGATTCCGTCACGTTTTTGACACACGAAGATGAACTAAAAATAAGGAGAACTAAAAACAAACGCGCAACTGGCTGA